AACTTCTGGTGCATCTCCTACGTCTGGAAATTTAACTGCTGGTGAGCTTGCAATCAATTACAACACCGCTGATATGTCGGTTTGGGCATTAAACACCGGTGGATCTGTAATAAGATTGATGAACAATCCTGCTGGTTTAAAATATCCAACAGTGGATGGAACGGCAAATCAAGCATTAGTTACTAATGGATCTGCTGTTTTGTCATGGGCATCTTTTTTACCTACCGCTGGCGGTACGATGACGGGTGCAATTACGTTTGCGTCTGGTCAAACTGTTGATGGAACGAACGGAATAGGTTATATCAATATCCCGCAAAACAGTCAATCTGCGGCTTACACATTGGTTTTGGCTGATGCTGGCAAGCACATCTTTCACCCAGTTGGTGACAACAACGCAAGGACATTCACAATCCCTGCAAACAGTTCTGTAGCCTATCCCATCGGTACAGCCATCACGTTCATCAACATGGCCGTGGCAAACGTCACAATTGCCATTACAACAGACACATTGACTTTATCCCCCGCAGGTACAGCAGGTTCACGCACTTTGGCGCAATATGGTTCAGCAACCTGTATCAAGATTACATCAACCGAATGGCTTATTTCAGGGAGCGGATTAACATGAGTGGCGCACTTCAAGCGGTTTTTATGAACCAAAAATCTTTTGGTACTCCACCTGGTCAACAAGCCTACACAACTGCTGGCACTTATTCTTGGGTAGCCCCTGCTGGAGTTACTTCTATTTCTGTTGTTGCTGTTGGTAGTGGCGCGGCCGCACAATATTATCAGCCTCCCGGTCCGGCTTATTATTATCCGGGTGGTGGTGGTGGCGCTTTAGCTTATACAAATAATTTAACTGTTATTCCCGGCAATTCTTATACTGTTGTTGTTGCCGCTGGAGTTGGTGCTGGCGCTGGAAATGGAAATTTCAGTTCGTTCAATTCTACAGACTGTAAAGCCGATGGTGGAAAAAATAGAGTGAACAATACCGGTGGTCTTGGTGGTACTGTTTTATTTGGTACTGGCGGTGGTTCAGGTGGCGCTGGTGGAAATGCAACATTAGATAGTTCGGTGTCTACTTTCCCTGCGGGTTCTGGTGGTGCTGGAGGATATTCTGGTGCTGGTGGGGTTGGCGGCAATACAACATTAGCAGGGGAAAATGGAAGTGCTGGAAGTGGCGGCGGTGGTGGTGGTAGCGCATCAGGTGGAACTTCAAATGGCAATGAAGATTTTGGTTCTGGTGGAGTTGGAATACTTGGTGAAGGGGCAAACGGTGCTGGTGGTACAACTTCAGGCACTGATGGCACGGGTAAAGGTGGAAGTGGTGGCAGTAATGGACAAAGAGCGCCAGCAAGAGGCGGTGCATATGGTGGCGCTAAAGCTAGTGTTCAAGGTGGTGATAATGCTGGCGGTGCTGTTCGTATTATCTGGCCCGGCACTACCCGTTTCTTCCCATCAACAAATACAGGAGATGTGTAATGGAACTTTTAATTCGTATAGTAAATGGTAAGCCGTTTGAACATCCTATTTTTTTAGAAAACTTTGTTCAAGCGTTTCCAAATGTTGATACAAACAATTTGCCGCCTGAATTTGCTAGATTTGAAAGAATCCCAAGACCTCAATTGGTTTACGATGTTTTGAATAGTCCTGACCCAACATATCAATGGGTTAATGGTATTGTCAAAGATGTGTGGGACATTAGACCCATGACTGTTGAAGAAAAAACAGAAAAGCAAAATCAAACTAAAGCAATGTGGGCAATTAAAAGATTTTATTCATGGAATTTTGATGAATCGACTTGTACGTTTCAGCCTCCTACACCAAAGCCTGATGATGGAAAAGACTATCGTTGGAATGAAGAACAATTAGCATGGATTGAAATAACGTGAAATACTGGAAAAAATGCGCTCAGAACAAGCACGCTATAAAGGTTTTATCGGCGGTATCGTTTTCACCACATGGCTTGCAGATATTGAAATTCAGATTGGTCAACTCAGACAACAACTAGCGGAGTTATAGATATGAACAAAATCCTTAAAGCATGGAACTACTTAATGGCTCGATTAAAAGAGCCTTCTACGCACGCGAGTGTAGCAGCACTGGCAACAATGGCGGGTATGAATATTGAAGCAGGTCCTATCCATGATGGGATGACTGCGGCAGGTGTGGTTTTTGGTATGATTGGACTGTTTGCATCAGAAAGTAAATAATATGAGCACCTATTTTAAACCGGAAGAATTTGAGTGTCACTGCGGATGTGGCGAAAAAGACGTTAATCCTAAGCTCGTAGAGCTACTTAACCGCATCCGTGAGTCGTTTGGTAAGCCAATTACCATTATGAGCGGTAGAAGATGTGAAGCACACAACACAAAAGTGGGAGGTGCAAAGCATAGCCAACACGTTTTAGGTAACGCAGCCGACATTAAAGTAAAAGACGTACCGCCCAAAGAAGTGCAAGAATACCTCATGAAGCATTTTGATGACGATTGCAAAGGTCTTGGGCGTTACAAATCATTTACGCATATTGATGTGCGTGATGGTAAAATCGCACGTTGGAACGGATAATAAACAGGATTAGACATGGACATTAATCGCGAGAGTTTAAAGGCACTTTTCTTGGAGGCTCTGCAAGAGCATCATGAAGAAGTTATTGATTCTCATGCATCACATCACGAATGGATACAAGAAAGAATAGAAGCTGAAAAGTTAAAGAAAGAAATGCTTAAAAAAGTAACAGAAGCCGCAATCCAATGGTCAGTTGCTGGTCTTTTAGGAGCAGCGGCTTATTGGATGCAAACGCATTTTAAGCCATAAAAGATAGACTACACGCGGTACAAATACTATAATTTAATAAAAATGTGCCTGCTGCAACAGCTCGCTTGTGATAACTTGGAGTCATTATGAGCAACAATAGCAGCGTAACATACACAACACTACTTACAGACCTTCGACGGTACCTAGAGCGTGGTTTCACGCAAGAGTCTGATCCATACGTTTATGAGCAACTTCCTCGGCTTATAACGCTTGCTGAACGCAGAATTTCCCGTGAACTTAAAGTCACAGGATTTATTGTGCCAGTCACCACAACATTGCCTGCTGGCGTTTCAGTTTATCCAAAACCTGATAGATGGCGTGAAACCGTATCAATGCATATTGGTACTAATGCAATTCACGGCAGATCCTATGAGTATATTCGCAATTATTGGCCTGACAGTGAAGAAACTGGCACACCAGAGTATTATGCTGATTATGATTATTTTCATTGGTTAATTGCGCCAACACCTGCTACTGACACCACCATAGAGATCCTTTATTACGAGCAACCACGATTTCTCGGTGAAGAAACTCAAACAAACTTCATTACTGACTTTGCGCCAGATTTATTGCTGTACGGTACGTTACTTGAAGCAGCACCTTATCTTAAAAATGATGCACGCTTGCAAACTTGGCAAACGCTTTATGATCGTGCAGCGCAATCACTTAATGGCGAAGATCTGCAACGCATTCTTGACCGAACTGCAATTAGGAATAAAGCATAATGACAACATCATACAATTACGTTTTTGGCGGTGCTACCGTCTATCCATCTGAAGTTAGCTACGAATCATTAACGCTGACAGCAAACGTACAATTAAGCTGGCCGGAAGAAACTTCTGCGTCAAGCAATCTTGCTGCTAAGATTATTGATATTCAAACTGTTACGGCTGGATTAAAGATTTTACTTCCTGATGCACAAAAAGCAGGAACTGGTCAGACAATCTTATTCAACAATATTGGCACGCAAACTATCATCATTGCTAATTATGATGGAACACAAGTGGTGTCGATTGCAACTGGGACACTGTGGCAAGTTTATTTAACAAACAATTCAACATCTGCTGGCGTATGGCGTTCACTGCAATATGGTGCGGCTACTTCACAAACTAATGCATCCTCATTAGCTGGAACAGGCATTGTTGCAGTTGGCACTGTGTTATCACAGTCTGTGCCAGTCACCACTTTTAGTGCTGATTTTACATTAGGCACGACAGATCGCGCAAAAATGTACAACTGGACGGGCGCAGGGGGTGTCGTCACATTTCCATCTGCTGCAACGGTTGATAATTGGTTTATTTATTTACGCAATTCTGGCACAGGTGCGATTGTTGCCACGCCAGCAGGAATCAATACCATTGATGGGTTAGCATCGTTAAGTTTTCAACCTGGTGAATCAGCAATTATTGCCTCTGATGGCAGTAACTTTTACACCATAGGATTTGGTCAGTCTGCCACATTTGCGTTTGACTATACGTCTATTGCTGTAGCAGGC